CTTCATCGGCAATATGTGATGGAGAGATATACAAATGGGCAAACTGGTAGAGGAAAAACTAAAGAGCCAGAGTTTAATTTTTCTGCTCCTGTTTTCAAAAAGAAAACCACTATAGAACTACCATCCATTGAGACACTTTCAAAACAACATATCGCTAGGCAGTATTATGAAAGTCGCCAGATACCACCTGAACATATGGGAAGAGTATTTTTTGCGGAAGATTTCAAAAAATGGGCACAGTCGGTATGTCAGATAGACTACCAAAATCTTAAAGAAAATGATCCAAGAATGGTTATACCATTTTTTGATGAGGATGGAAAAATGATAGCTGCTCAAGGACGAGCACTTGGCGATTCGGTATTACGATACATCACAGTTAAGGTTCAAGAAAATTCTGTTAAGTTATTTGGATTAGAGCGGTGGGATAAGAGAAAGACTACATATTTATTAGAGGGCCCGATTGATTCATTATTTTTACCAAATGCTCTTGCTATGGCGGGAGTAGATGGTAGCGATTTGAATAGATTATTTAATAAAAACAACACTGTAATAGTTCTTGATAATGAACCAAGAAATCTTGAAATTGCTAAAAGTATGCTAAAATATGCTCAGGAAGGATGGAAGATTTGTATTTGGGACACAGGAAAAGTACATGGTATGAAAGATATAAATCAGATGATTTTGGGAGGTATTTCAGCAGATGAGATTTGCGGGATTATAAATAAAAAGACATGCTCGGGATTGGAAGCCAAGTGGGAAGTCCAAAATTGGAGGCACACATGGTAAAGGTAGAATTACTCGATCATGGATTTGTCGAACTAATAGATGTTATGGGCAGTGATGAAGAAGTAGAAAATGCTGCTAGAATCAGTTACGGCAAAGGTACAAGAAAAGTTAGTCAGACCCGCAATTTAATTCGATATTTGATGAGACATAAACACACATCACCCTTTGAGATGTGTGAAGTGAAATTTCATATTAAATTACCCATCTTTGTAATGAGGCAATTAGTCAGACATAGGACAGCTAACCTCAATGAGTATTCTGGTAGATATTCTATTATGAGCGATGAGTTTTATCTGCCGGATGAAGATTATTTACAACCACAATCTCAGGATAACAAACAAGGAAGAGAAGAAGGAAAACTAGGTAATACTATTGGCGATATTCATTTTGAGATGAATAGAATTAATGATGGTGCCTGGATGGCGTATGATAATATGATAAATTGGAATGTGGCCAAAGAATTAGCTAGAGTAGTTCTTCCTGTTTCAAATTATACTGAAGTTATATGGAAAACAGATTTACATAACTTTTTTCATTTTGTTAATCTGAGATCTGATAAACATTCGCAGAGGGAGATACAGGATTATGCTAATGCTATGTATCATTTGGTATTTCCACATTTTCCGTTATGTTGTGAAGCATTTGAACATTATGTAAGAAATGCAGTTACATTTTCAGAACAGGAAATGGATGTTATTAAAGAACTTTTACAATATGCAGATACAAAAGCAGGACTAGCGGGATGTATGGCCAATTATGAAGGCTGGCATTTAGGAAAACGAGAAACAAAAGAATTTTTAGAAAAGATAGGAAAAGAATGATACTACCCACAGAATACCAGCAATTTATACATTTATCGAGATATGCTCGATGGGACTACGACAAAGGAAGAAGAGAGACATGGGACGAAACAGTTGAACGGTATTTTGATTTTTTTACAGAGCATCTAGCGGAAAAACATGATTATACGCTGGACAATGGCCAAAGGGTAGAATTAGAGGATGCAGTCAGAGAATTAGATGTCATGCCATCTATGAGATGTTTAATGACAGCTGGCCCAGCACTCAAGAAAGAGAATGTAGCTGGATATAATTGTTCCTATATAAAAATAGATCATCAGCGATCATTTGATGAAATACTCTATGTTCTAATGAATGGTACTGGAGTAGGATTTTCTGTTGAAGATGAATATGTAAATATGTTACCAGCAGTTCCCGATCAACTATATGAAACAGAAACTACTATTGTTGTCGCTGATTCAAAATTGGGCTGGGCTAGAGCTTTCAAAGAGCTTATCTCATTATTATATGGTGGGCATATTCCTAAATGGGATGTTAGCAAGGTTCGCCCTGCTGGTGCACCACTAAAAACTTTTGGAGGACGAGCATCTGGCCCAGATCCATTAATAGATTTATTTAATTTTACCGTGAGCACATTCAAAGATGCTATGGGAAGAAAACTTAGACCAATAGAGGCACATGATATTGTATGCAAAACGGCTGAGATTGTTGTTGTGGGTGGTGTTCGTAGGTCTGCCCTTATTTCTCTTTCTGATCTTAATGATCGCGAAATGCGATTTGCAAAATCTGGTCAATGGTGGGAAAAGGACAAACAAAGATCATTAGCAAACAATTCCGTTAATTATAAAGAAAAACCAGATGTTGGGACCTTCATGCGTGAGTGGCTTTCCCTATATGATTCAAAGTCTGGAGAACGTGGTATTTACAATGGATTATCAGCAAAGTATCATGTAAATGACCTAAATACTAGAGAAAAGGACGAACATGGCACATACATTCAACGAAGAGTGGCGCGAGACGATTTCGGCACAAATCCTTGCAGCGAAATCATTTTACGATCCAGAGAATTCTGCAACCTCTCCGAAGTCGTTGTCAGGAGCAACGACACTTTGCAGTCTATCAAAGACAAAGTGCGCATTGCGACTATCATTGGAACTTTCCAATCAACCCTCACAAGTTTCAAGTACCTTTCAAGAGAATGGGGAAGAAATTGTGAGGATGAGCGACTCCTGGGAGTTAGTCTCACCGGAATCATGGACTGTGCTATAACGAATGGAACTAAGGGAAATATAAAGAAGACATTAAATGAACTTAGAGATGTAGCAGTAGAAACCAACAAAGAATATGCTGAAAAACTTGGAATCAAAAGAGCGGCCGCGATTACTTGTGTTAAACCATCAGGTACTGTTTCTCAGCTCGTTGATTCTGCTTCTGGTATCCATGCCCGCCATAATCCTTATTATGTTCGTACAGTAAGAGCGGATAATAAAGATCCCCTGTGTAAAATGATGAAGAAAGAAGGTTTTCCGAATGAGCCGGATATTAATAAGCCGGATCATACTACAGTTTTCTCTTTTCCCGCAAAAAGTCCAAAAGGGGCAATTTGTAGAAATGATATGACTGCATGGAAACAGTTATCACTATGGCATACCTATGCAAAAGAGTGGTGTGAACATAAACCAAGTGTAACGGTGTCTGTCAAGGAAGAAGAATGGGTTAACACGGCCGCATGGGTATATGAGAACTTTGATGATATTAGTGGTATTAGTTTTTTACCATTTAGTGATCATTCTTATAGACAAGCGCCGTATCAAGATTGTTCAGAAGAGGAATATAAAGAATTGTTAAAGAAAATGCCAAAAAATGTAAATTGGGGCGCATTGGCAGAATATGAAACAAAAGATTATACGAGTGCTAGTCAAGAGTTTGCATGCACTTCAGCCGGGGGATGTGAGATAGTAGATATTTCTCCATCCTAAACACACAAAGGATAGGGGGAATACGTGTTAAGTTTTAAAGACAAACTTAGTATATGGTTAGATGATGTAAAAGACAAAATGTTCAATGTCTTTGGGCGTGACAAATCAGAAAAAGAAGAAAATTTATACGAAACTAGATGGGTGTGGTATCATTCCGCTCTTGTCATAGAACTGTTTATAATAATCATTTTATTGTGGTATATTGCTATATGAAAACTGAGACTAAGTATTTTTTTATGAAGGCCATAGCGGGGTGCCTTACTTTAGGGTTTATAGTATTTCTTCTGTTCTTTTTTGCTCCGGGAGCAAAAGCTGAAGATAATAAGACGATTAAATTTGATGACAGGGGATGGCCGAAGATATTGGATGAAGATGAGTGGAGATCACAACTGATATTTGATACTGTCCAAGCCTGCTATCAGGGAACTATAAGATGGGTATTACTAAGCAATCCAGCTCTTCTAAATCAGATACCAAGCCCCCTAGCACAAAGACAAATGATGGAACATTGTTTTTGTGTGATGGATAAAATTAGAAAAGAAAATAAAGTAAAGGATTACAGTAAAAAGGTTCTTAATCCAGAATGGGGAGGAAATCTTTTTATGTTGAAGGCAATGGAATGCGTTAGAGAGTATGAAACTCTACCAAGTTTTTTTATGAAAATGCCAAATGATAATGAAACAAAAAAAGATAATAAAATAAAACCAAAGGAGAAACAAATTCCTGACAATTCATCATCTACAAAAGATGAAGAGTCATTACCAGACCAAAAACAAAAAGAATTTCAGGAAGAATCTCCTCTAATTTTTCAAGGATAACAAATGGAAAAGCTCAAACGAGTGTTTTTGTTATGCTTTTCTATATTCATCTTTTCTGGAGTTTTATATTCAGAAACTATTTCTCCAGAAGTAATAGAGAAGGTGAGAGAATCGATAGTATTACTATCGTCAAATGAATCTTCAACTCCATCAGCACAGTCACCAAACGCACTATGCGCAGGGGTTGTTATAGATGAAGTCGGTCATATTTTGACTAACTTTCATTGTATATACAAACAAAAAATAATAAATTTATATTATTATGATGAAAATGATTGGAAAGAATATGAAGTAAAGGTGATTGGCAAAGATCCCCTCGCCGATTTAGCCTTGCTTGAAGTGCCAGAAAGAACAAAAAAAGTTTCATATCTAAAAATCGCGAATGTCGATGATATTCAGATGGGTATGGAAGTATTTGCTTTCGGTCATCCAATGGGTATGGCATGGAGTCTATCAAGAGGAATTATTTCCAGTAAAGATAGACACTCTCGGCACCCTTATATCAAATCATTACAAACAGACGCCGCAATCAATAAAGGAAATTCTGGTGGACCTCTTTTAAACCTAAAAGGGGAAATAGTAGGAATTAATACATTAATGGTTTCCCGAAATCAGCAAAATGCTGGTGTAGGTATATCAATCAGAAGTGATGTTGTGAAATCTTCTCTTGCTAAAATGTTAGAAAGAGGGAGAGTGGACAGACCGGCGGTAGGTGTGATGATCGTTGCATTAATTGGAAAAGAAAGTCAGCAAAATAAATTAATTATAGACCATCCAGAATTGAAAAAAATAATACCGAATACTTATGGATTACTGATACGAAAAGATCCCGCAGAACTTCCTGTGGGGATAGAGGTATGGGATACAATAGTAGGTGTTAATAATATACCTGTAAACAATGGTGTAGAATTTTCTGATCAATTAATAAAATATAATATTGGAACCAAAATCGAATTAACACTTATTCGAAATAAGAGATATATACAGGTGGAAGTTCCTTTGAAAGTTTTACCTTTACAGACAGAACTAATGTATAATAGAAAATTAATAATACCACCAAAAAAGATACCCTAATGGAGTGGAAAGATATAACAATAGAAGACGGGCAGGAGTTTGCTAACGCGAAACAACAGCATATAAATAAAGAGCAAATGAGGCTTACGGCGGCCTTTCATATGAAATATGGACTATATAAAGATCCAGCATTTAAATTTTTTCAGTCTATGGGTATATTTAATTTCACTCAAGGGTTTAAAAATGAGGATCTTAATCTCGGCGTCTTTCATTTCTATTGGGATAGGAACGCCGAGAATACTATAGAATATTATGATCCGAATACAGGTGAACGTACAAATAATACTAAAGGTGATTGGAGAGAACGATGGTATGAACCTGGTGAAGAAATTGAGCCAGTAGAAATGGATAATCCTTATCGACCTGACCCCTTAAAAATGGCAAAATGGTGGATGGAAACACATGCGAGCATACAAGCAAAAATCATGATGAAACAAAGAGAAAAAGCAGAAACCGAAGATGAAGAAAAACGCCCGTGGGAACATTTATCTAAACCACAATGGTTAAACTAAAAAGCAGGAGAGACTATATGGTACATGGAGTACAATTTGCCAGTTGAAATTAAGTGGACAGATGAAGAACAAGCAACGATAGATATTATATGTGATGCATGTGAAAGAAGGTATATTATATTAACAAATGATATATCTAACTTAGAACAATGTTCCTTTTGCGGTCATTATTTAGAAGTATCAACGGAGGATATACATGAATTTCAAGAAGATAGCTGGGATTGACTATTCATTAACATCGCCCGCAATATGTGTATATAAGGAAGAAGATGGTGGATATTTTGACTTTGATAGGTGTATGTTATATTATCTATCTAATAATAAAAGACAACAACAACTTGCCGCCGGGTGTGGGGTAGGTAATATTATTGCTGAACCATATCCTGAATGGAATTGTGAAGAAGAAAGACACGAAAAACTCGCGGCTTGGACATATTCGCGTATTCAGGGTTGTGATGAGGTGTTTCTTGAAGGTTATGCTTTCGCTACTGCTGCACAAGCGGGTGTTCGTTCAATAGCGGAGAATACTGGACTATTAAAACATAAAATGTGGAAGAATAAAATTACATTTAAGAGTTACCCTCCTACTGTTATTAAGAAGTTTGCAACAGGTAAAGGTAACGCAAATAAAGAAGTGATGTATGAAGCCTTTGTTGATGAACTTCTTACCCCCACAGACCTCAAAGAACGATTAACTCCCAAAGCAACAAAAGTAAAAAATCCAGTTAGTGATCTAGTGGACGCTTATTTCATCGCAAAATGTGGTGCAGAAGGAATGTTATGAGAACTATACCAGAACATAAAGATAATAACCCCAACGTACTCGGACAATTTGCTTTTGGTATAGAAACTAATTTATCTGGTACACCTGCAATGGATAAATTATGGGAATATATTTCAAATGCAAAAGAGAATTCCAAATCCCTTAAATCTAATTTGGCTGGAAATCTTTCTAGTAGTTTAATATTAAATGATACAGATAATTGGTTTTTTGTCAATACGTGTATTCCTGTAATTGAAAAATATAAAGAATTTTTTAAAAAATCTACAGCATTTAATTCGCGAGCAATTTCTAAAAATGATCCCCCGTATGGTCTAGATCAATTATGGGTAAATTTTCAAAAACAACACGAATTTAATCCGATGCATAATCATTCAGGAGTATATTCATTTGTGGTTTTCATGAAAATTCCTACTGATTGGAGAGAACAACATGAAATTCCTTTTGTCAAAGAGAGTAATTCACCAAAGGCTTCTGATTTTGAATTTGTATATATTGATATAATGGGTAACATTAGTCCATATACTTATAGCTTAGATTCTTCTTTTGAGGGAATAATGTTATTTTTTCCTGCAGAGATGATGCATCAGGTTTATCCCTTTTATAATTGCGAAGAAGAAAGAATAACCATTTCGGGAAATATTGTATATGATATCTAAATCAGAATCTAATAAAATATACTATCAAAAGAATAAGGATCGTCTTGCTGAAAAGTGGAAGAACGATGAATCAAGAAAAGCATATTTGAGAGAATATTACAAAAAGAATAAAGAAAAGATTCTTGAAAGAGCTAGAGAGTGGAATAAACGCAACAAAGAAGCAAGAAAATTGATCGTTGAACGTGAGAAAAGAAACAAATTGAAACCCTTTTGGGAGGTGAATTTAAGAAAGCCGAAATAGTTATGAATATTGCAGATATTAGTGAAATTGTTGAAGCAACAGAATTGATTGAACAGGTCGGTGAATACGTTATACGAAAATTTATAGCTAGTGATAATTATGTGATCATAGATAATATTGGAGATTTCATAATATTAGAAAGAAATGTTGCGGATCAGATATGTTCAGTACTTTGGAATGATATTGCCCCACAAGAAAAATTAAATTAATCGGAGGATA